AGAAAGACACCCAAATTAAGGACGGGTTGGTAATTACCGTGCACATCACGAACAGGTGAATGTTTGAGGAATTGCAATTCTTCAAACTTTGTGTGCTGCTTCACTGTGACAAGATACCCAGCACGTTGGGCGGCTTGCTGAATAAGGGCCACAGTGGCGCCGGGGGATTGGGAAATGGCAATCCCAATCAACATCACTGCCAAATTATTTACGACAGTGGTCAATACCGACCCTGAATACAAGACAGGCTGGCGAGGTAGGAGGTCGACGAAAGATCGACGATTAGCTACGGAACGCACACGAAGCTTGCCTTGCAACTGCTCCAGCAAAAAGGTGAGTTCGACATGCAAATGCTGCGGCACCCACAAATAAAGGAGCTCAAAAAGGACCAACCCATGTGACTTGTCACATGAGCTAATGTCAAGGTCGTAATACACCACAGTACTTCCATCATAGTACGCCAGACATGCATCATCAGAGAAGAGTACAACGGTCCAAGTGGAACGCGGGTACTGCAAAATGCCAAAGGCTCTGAGTAAATTCTGATACGATGCAGTTGGACAATACCACATAAACAACTGTGGTGTGTCATAGGGGAAATCATGCATGGTGATCTTCATGGCGTTGGCAAGCCAAGCACCAATCATTGATGCGTCGACACCGAGGTCGGCGACACACCGTGGAACCTTCCCCCACTTAGCAACCTCCACCTTAAGGGAGAGTTCAACCCTCCCCAACCTAAGGCGGTTGCCGTAAATCCCCTCACCAGAACGGCACATGCGGAAAAATGCCTCACGACGGAGGGCACGTTTTGGATGTGGATCGTCAAAGTGCTGCCGTTCTTCTGCCAAGGCGCCACCATAGTGTGGCCATGCAATACGAATTGCACGGTCAGCGTACATTGCGAGAAGCGGGCGATGTGTTTGGATGAAAATTGCCTGCAACTGGAAAAGACGCTCACACAACCCGAAATAAAATGGCTCCCGAACAGAGGTGAGTCGTGTAAGGCCAAGCGCCACACTGTGGTCATCACGTCGCCACACAACGGTGCGCGCGGAGACACAAGGCCCAAACATGGTCTGATAGAACGAGTGGACTTTGGGCGGAGGTGGTGGTAGGCTCATCTCAATCCAGCCGTCTGACTTGACATAATCCGCATCTTGGGGAGAGACACGGACAATGTCAAAGCGGTCATTGAACCGAAAGAGCTTGTCAACAGTGCAACCTTGTGGCCTCAACCTCACAGGCGCACACCACCCTTCAAGGCCTTGGCAGATGTGGGCCCGGAGACGTTTAAAATCACTTCGACTCCGGCTGACATACGCAGCCGATGGAATGAGAGCTGACGCACATTGATAATCAGTGCTTCGCTCTCTGATATGATCTTTTCAACACGCCCCCAGGTGTAACGGTTGGATAAGTTGGCACGCATGGCAGCGAGATGTGGCCAGGTTGCGCACAGGGCCCGCACTTGCGCTGGTGCAGATGTGGCATCTGCGTTCCACCAGGCGTAGGCATTGTGCTCAAGGAGATACCGGACGAGCTCAGTGCACACATCTGCGAAATGATATACGACGTACCCTGCAGCGTCGATGGGAGTGGCAATAAGCTTGTCCGGTGCGCGACTCCACCGGCCAAAGAGTAAGCCCATAGTACGTGTGTGCACGTCATGAACTGCAAACTCCGTCTCCACGCCCCCCATGTTGAAATGCTCACTGCGACCGACTTGAGTGGTAATGACATTCTCAAGAAGGTCGAAGAAGAATTGACCAAGTGTGCGCCACACGGTGGGATCAATCTGTATGCTCCGTGGACC